TGTGCAATAGGTACTCCGTCTATTAAAATAACCAATTTGCTGGCCAGTCGCTCACTTACACTATACTTTTGTTTTACAAAATTGGCTAAGTCTTGTACGGTGGTACCTGCCACAGTCCAGTCGTATAGGACTTGTGTTTGCAGTGGGTGAGGTGCTCCGGTTAGTTGAATAGCAGATGGTTTTGCAGTATACTTGTAAAATCCTGCAAAACGCTTTGACCACTGTGCGCTGTCCAATGACTCTACTACACTATCGCGGCCCTCGCGAGCGTGTAGGAACTTACGCTCACCAATGTACACACCCACGTGTGCTGGTTCACCATAAATATTAAACAAGCACAGGTCACCTGCAGCACCATGACTAACATCTTGCCAAGTGTCCTTGTAGGCGTCAAGGGCTTGTGAAACTTGTGGGTCGTGAGCTCCGGCATACAGCTCCGTATAGCTTGGTAATTCAATACCAAGCTCTTGCTGATAAAATAGTCTGGCTAAGCCCCAGCAGTCTACGCCACTTGTGTCTCTGCCATTGTCTTTGTAGGGTAACCCTATGTACTTGTTGTAATCCATTAGAATAGTCCTGGAAAGTAGCTGGGAATAAAATTATAGCACGGAAATGGTTCACGTGATAAGTTAATCATTGTTAACTCAAAAGTAATCGCATCCGCAGTATACGTAGCTGATGTAATATAAAAGCCAGGAAAACTTGCTTCCACAGTATTGGGCGTACCGCTCAATACAAGTTCAATACCTACTCGCACAGGTTTTGTTAATTCTGTGCGAATAAGTTCAATTGCTTCGCGTGTTACGTACTGTAAGGTAAGTGAGCAAGTACCAACCCCTGTATCTTGTTCAGCAGGTAAGTTTAGGTTCATTGGCAAGAACACATAATTTTGACCACGGCTTGGTACACCATATACAATTTCTGCGTCTGTGGTTAGGCTTGTTATTCGGCCAGTATAACTATCCGCAAAACGAAATACTGGGGTAGTACTGGTATCAGGATCGTAAATAGTAAGCAGCATTATTAGTGTTTCTGACGTTTCTGACGAAAACATTGCACGAACGGCTGCTGCGCTTAGTGTGCTTATTCTGCTCATGGTAACACTTCTAGTTTAAGTGAAGTCTGCCAGTACCCTGGTGCAAGGTACTGCAGTTTAAAAAATTCGCCATCGCTTTGTGGTATAATGCGAACATCGATAGTAGTATAAAGACGTGGGTGAGTAAACTTAAATCGGTTTACTCCCTGCAAGTCATTGTTGATAAAAGTTTCTAGTGTTTGAGTTTGAGCTGTGGTTAGTATAAAGCTAACGTCCATGGTTGATGGACGCTTGCTTCGGCGGCGTTGCTTTGCCGGACCCATATCGGTTTGAGTTCGTATTACGTTAACACCAATGCTTTCCGAAAACCCCTTTTGGGGGCTTTGCGGAAAGTTGCCTGCTGTTGGCCATGTTGGAATTGCCATATTTTATCTCCTTGCTAGGGCAGGTCTAGTACCATAAGTACTAGAGAATGCATTTTGTGTTGCGGAACCAGTTTTAGCCACTTCTTGTGCAACCATGTCACCAACAATAACTTCAATACGGCGATTACCGCGCGAGTCGGTTGTTTCACGTGTTTCGGCTTGTGCAGTTGAATAGTTGTTGACAACCACTTCAACGTTGCCACCGCCACCGGGGTTACTAACTCCAAGGTTGCCGTTGCTGTCACGCTTTAGGGGCATAATAGCTTCTGGACCTGCTTCGCCCATTAAGCCTGTGCCGCGAGCAAATTTAAACAGTGTGGGTGAGTCAACAATTTGGTTGGTAAATGCGCCACCTTTGGCAAATGCTTGAAGTCCATAATCAAAGGCATTACCTTTTGCATTTGGTAGTGTTGCTAGTTGCGCAGCAGTATATCCGCTACCCTCAAAATTACGGTCAAAAATACTAGCTACACCATTCATTAACCCAGGTCTAAACGCCGCATATGTTGCTGTAGCTTGCAATTGCATTTCATATCTGATTAAGCCTTCTATCATAGAAGAAATCATGTCGTCAAAACTGAATTTACCTGTTTTGGCGAAAGTTACCATCGCGTCGCCCATGCTTTGAAAACTTTTCTCAAATACTTCTCCATAAGCTTTTTGGCGTTCTGAATATTTAGCGTCTTCTGCTGTTAAGTCTCTTTTAGCTTGTGCAACTGTTCTTGTGCCGTTTACTTCTGTTTTATATCTGTTAGACAGATTTTCCAAGTCTTGAGTTACTCGTGTACGCACACCCTCACCGGCATCACCTTCGGCTGCATCGCGGTATTGTTTTAATAGACCTGTTACAGCTTTTAAATAGTTAATTTCTAGAGAAGCTAATTTTGTGGTTTCTTCTTGTTCTATTTTTCTAAATGCAATAGCTGATTGTTTGTTAGCTAAATCTTGGGGGGTTAATGCAAGACGTTTTTCGTCTAGCTCTAGCTGTAGTTCTGTCAATTCTAGTGCGGTACTTTGCTGTATATTATAGGTTTCTTGTACAGACAGCTTATTATTTAAAGCAATATTTTCTTCTTCAAAAATATTCTTGTTTAGGTCTTGTTGAGTCTTTAAAGCAGTTACCCTGTCTTTGTCGGTTTTTGTTTGAGCTGCAGATAAATTCTTAGTGTTCTCTAACTTAGTAAAGTTAATCTTTAATTCTTCTACGCCTTTTGTGATACCTGCCTTCTTTAATCCATCAATATAGATTTCAAACTTTTCACGGTCAGCAATAACTGAGTTAATTTGTTGATCATACTCTAATTGGCTTTGTTGATTTTCCAAGGCTTGGCGATCTAATAATTGCTTATCAGTTAATCTACCGTTTTGTTGAGCCAGTATATCAATAGAACGTATTTGTCCTGCAACATCTGTAGCTTGTAGTTTTAAAGCATCGTTAGCTAAAACATTGATTTCATCTCGGACTTTTGCTTCGGTTTTGATATTGTCTAACTGTTCGTTGGTTGTGATTTTTGCACGTTCAGCAGCAGTATCCATGAAACTTTTAACCGCCATACGCATTTGGTTAATTCTGGCAGATACTTCTGGTGAATCTTTACCAAAAGTTCTCATGGCATTATTTAAATCTTGGAGGAAGTTTTTTGAAGAAGGAGCACTTTTACCGCCAGTTATAAATGCCTGAAACTTAGTAGTTAGTTCTGATTCGGCCATAGCTGCTTCAGCTGCCGCTATGCCTGGTTGACTTCTCATAGCACCCATATTGCCGTACGCGTCTTGGGTTGACTTTAAATTGAGAGCAGCAGTATTAGCCATTGTAGCAGCTATTTGAGAGTACTGAGCTCTAAGCATCTCTTCTTGTAAAGAAACGGCTCTTTTTTGCAGCGCAAATTCAGCTTGATTCATTTGCGACTCAATTTTTGCAATTCCAGGAGTACTTCCCATCATTCCAATAATACCTTTACCTAGATCAATACGAGCTTTTTCAAAAGCTTGATCTAGTGCCATAGATACTAATTTACTGCCAGTAACAAAAGCTTCTACTGCAATTTCCTTGAACTTTGGGCTGTTCATTAACTCTGCAATTTTAGCTCGCTCTTCAGTATCCTTTCTAACTAAAGCTGCAAGATCTGCTTGTTTTTTATTCATTCTAGCAGTGGCTTCTTCTAGCTTATCTATACCAATAGTATCGCCGCCTTGCGCGACAACTAAGTCACGATCTACTCCGCCGTACATCTTATCTAACTTTTGATACTCTAACTCCAATGCCATTACTTCTTGCCGAGCATTTCTTAGCTGAATAACAGTCTGGCCGTGCTTTTGATTTAAACTATCAATTTCTGGTTTAAGTCTATTTACTTGCTGTACAAGTGCTGGATTAAATATTCCTAACACAGAAGTATCTTCTAGTAGCTTTTTCATACTACCAATACCAGCTATTGGATCATCTAAAGCGGCTACCATTTTTACGGCTGATGCAGCTAGGTCGTCACCTAATTTTGTTAGCGGAGATTGGTCTATAGCAGACTTAGTAAAGTCTTTGTAGGTGCCGCTTAATTTAACAATACTTTCATCAAACTCAGTACTGCGACTAGCAACATTACTTTGCTCGTTTGCTACTTTCTTCAATGCTTGTTCGACTTTTTGAACCGCTTTTGCTGCTTCCGGCCCACCCCTTTTTATAGCGTCTAACCACTGTAGTTGTCCGTCTCCTAGGGCGCCTAGTTCAGCGGTAACTGTTTTTAATGCGGTTTCACGAGCAACTTCGCTATCAATAGCTGCAATTGTTTGTACAATATTTTTTACTGTCCCTTCAGCAAACTTACTAAGCTGATCTTTTCCTACTAAACCAGCTAATCTATCGGTAAAACGATCCCAACCTGAGGTGGCTTTATCCAAGTCTTCGAATTTTTCACGAACAGTAGTTAAACCATCTACTAGTCCTTGTAAGGCATTAGCTTGAGCAGTTAAAGCTTTAGATTGAAATAATACTTCAGGATTTTGCTTACTTAAGAAAGCTAAAGTGCGTTCGTATGTTTTTAACATTTCATCAGAAGTTTCCAGGGCAGTAGTAAACTCCTTGGCCTTTTCTGAATTTTTTGTAAACCAGCTATCAATAAGCATAGCTATACCTGCAATAGCAGTAGCTAGACCGATTACACCTTGTAAGGCTCCAACGAATCCAGTAATTGCTGTAGTTGCAATAGTGGCTACTCCGCTAATTGCGGTAAATCCCTTGCGAATCGGACCCATGTCAGACTCTTTTAGAGATTTCTTCATTTCTGTAAATGCACCAAATACGCCAATCGTACTTGTATCTGTACTAGCTGAACTAAGTATTTGCTTGCTGGCTGCAACATCTGCTGTGCGTTTTGCCATTATTTCAGCACGACCACGAGCAGTCCATAAACTTTGCTGTTGATTTAATTTACGAGTTGTTTCGTCAACTACACGGCCATAGTCTTCTTCTGCTTTTTTACTTGCATTAATTGCTTTTGCTGCCTCATAGTAGCGATTAGCAATATCTAATTTACCTTGCTTTTCGTAACGAGCACCCACTTTGTTTAAGTAGTCTAGTTCTTCTTTACTAACATCTTGTGCGGCTTTTTGTAATATTGCGTAGCCTTTTGACTGCTTGCCAAAACTTGTACTACGTAAATCTTCAATTCTTTTTACGGCAGCATCTGCTGCGGCAACTTCTTTTTCGGCAGCGCTTTCAGCCATTTGTCTAACTTTGGTGGCTTGAGATTCTTGAGCTTTTTTTGCTTCTGCTGCACGGTAGTCTGCTGCTTCTTTAGAGGCCTTAGCACTTGCTAGTAGGCCTTCTCTGTACTCGGTTAGTGCTGGAAGTGCTTGTTTTACCAACATTGCAGATAGATACGCAATACCTGCTGTTAGAGCGCCAGGACTCTGACTTAAACTATCTAACACAGGTCCCAGATACTTATTAACTACTTCTAAACCATTTTGCGCTAGGTCTTTTAAACTTGCTAGTAACTTATCATAAGGGTTGGTAGGTATATTAATTGCATTGAACTTGTCGGTGCCTTCCTTTAGTACCGCATTTGCAAAGGCTTGACGACGTTCAAAGTCAGTTAGTGCAGATACACTTTTACCTACGCTACGAGCGTATTCTTCAGTTGCAGGACCGATTTTAGTAAATAAACCAAGTTCGTCTAATAATTCTGGCTCTAGCTTAACAATACCACGCGTTAATCTGCTAACAGCATCTGTCATACTTAAGCCTAGTGCTTGGGAAGCATTTTTGGCAACACTACCAAGTTGCATTAATTGTCTTGAACTCATACCGGCACTGGTAGCTTTTGCAGTAGCTTCCATTGCATCACGTAAGCTCAAAGCTCCACCGCTGGCCGTGGCTAAATTTTTTGCTAGTGTGCCAAGGCTTTGTCCGCTTGTTGCCCCTAGTTGGTTAAGACCTTGCACCATGTTGGTAGTATTCATAGCCTCGCGCAAACTATTAAATGCCGCGCCAACAGCAAATAAGTTAGCCGCAACGGTAGCGTATAGTCGCACCAATCCACCCAAGCCTTGCGATTCTTTTGCAAAGTCACGTGCGCTTGCACCTGTACCAGCGGCACCTCTGGCTCTGCCGTAATCCTGGCCACTTATCCCCTTATCGCCCTCGGCCCTAAAGGAACTCTTAGCCGCTTGGCTCATTTCTTTGTTCAATGTTTTTGCATCATCAATGCGCTTTTGCATTGAATTGCTTTTATCACTAAACAACAGTTCATATTCTACTGTATTACCTGCCATATACTCTCCCGGCAATAAACTTAATTTCAATAACTCTTGGCTACCATTATATCACTATAGGTTTAACCTGTCAACCCAAAAATTTTTTAGTAATAAAAAAACCCGCTAAAATTAATTGGCGGGTTTTTTGGTTTGCTTGCGCATTTCGTCAATCCGTACTGAATCGACCATAGCTATTAACTCATAATAAGTCCTATGGTCTTCAGAAGGGATTCCATAAGCACTAAAAAGATCGAATACTGTATCTAGTTTTTTACCTAAATAAGTTCCAGCTACAAACTCCCAGTCGTCACGCAAAGTTTTATATATACAAAGCGCTTCTTGTACTTCTAATGGGAATTCGTGTAGTTCTATTGGTATTTCTTCTGGTACAGGAGCATTTCCCATTTGTTCGCACAAATCAAAATACTGTTCCTTGGCCATACCAATCGCACTGTTTTGCTGGTAGTTAATTAACTGTTGTTTTACAGTAATTAACTGTTCGTCGTAAAATTTGCTAAATCGTTTACCTGTTCACTGATAAAGTTGTCAAACTGTGAACTATTTTTCATAAGCATCAAAGCATTTTCTTTGCTGTATGCTAAAGAATCTTCAGGGTCAAAAGCAGACACATCAACTGGTACTAGTAAGTTTACGTAATTAAACTTCAAACCATTCCAACCTTTGATTGCTGCATCAACATATAGTTCCAAAAATAAGTCTTCGTTAAACTCATCTTGAACCTGACGATTTTTAAAAGTATTTTTAGTAGCTTTCTTGCGTAGGTTAATTAAGGTCTCACGACTCATAAAACCAAGTTTAATAGTAAAATCAGACATACCTGGGTATTCTACTTCTACTGTTTTTGAGGGTACTAATAACGACTTAAGGCTAATTTCTTGTGCCATGTTATTCCTATTGTATTTTGTATTGGATTAAAAAAATAGGTGCTGGAGATCAGCCCAGCACCTGCTGCTAACATTACAGCTTAAGCTGTTGCGTAGTAGTTAACGGTAACTTCGTTAGCTTGGTCAATATCAAAGGCAGAACCTGCAAAACCTTGACCAGTAAACGTTAATGTTGTACTAATAACCTGTTCAGTGTTAACTGTTGGGATTTGCAACATAGCTGCCGGTAGTTTTAAATCTACGCGTGTAGCATTTGCACCACCACCCATTTGGATATTGATTGCATAGCTAGGGTTAATTTCTGTGGCTGCGCTGGCCAGTAAGCCACTTAACAATCCACCTGTGTTATTTGCACCGCTACGTAAGTAGGCTGTTAAGGTACCTGTGATACTACGAGTACCTGTAAAATACGTAATAGGTAAGTTAACAACACCTAAGTTAGCTGGAGTTAAGTAAGTTAGGTTATTACTCATTGTGATTGATCCGCCAGTAATTGGCACGGAAAAATCAGTTCCAACAAAATCGTTGATATCGTTGTTGACTTGCAGAGTACTTAATTTGTTTGTGATGTATTTTGCAGCAGTGTTTTTGGCATTTGCTTGTTCAGGACCAACAGCACCAACATCGGCACCTGTAAATACAACTGGACTTGCTTGGTTAGCAGACAGAGCAATTTGACGAATCAAGCTTCCTTTTCCTGCCCACTGAATCGACGCAATTGCATCAATACCAAAGTCAATAGTTGCTGTATCTAGAGCACAGTTATCAAGTGCATAAGCTAGGTCGTCGAACACAACAATAATACCAAAAGCTTGCAATTGGTGTTTGTTAGAGTTTGTTAGGCCTAGTACGCCTGGAGAAGGGCTTGTGCCGTCTGTCCAAGCTGCACCTGCTGTACCAATTTTTGCAGCACCACCAAACGCGTTCCATAATAGACTTTCTTCACAAGTAATTGTGGTTGAGTCTAAGTATGGGCGTAGGTATGTAGAGAATGAAAAGTCCAGAGGTTCTAGTGCAGTGTTAAAGCTACGCTGTCCACGTGCAGGAGTTTCTCCAGCTTCGTTTAAGGTAACAGTATCTACTGTTGTATTTTGGCTAAAACTCATGCCTTCTAATACTTGGATTTCCCAGGTATTAGTGGTTGAAAACGGATCTGCTTCGTTTTTGTATGCGCCTGCACGAATGCGGCCTTGACTGTCTACGTTAGTAGTAAAGAACACTCTACTATTACGGATTAAATTAACTGCCATAGTTATTCCTTTTTTATTTGTAACTAAAAGCACTCAGACTAGACATTTATCTGTGCTTTGTGCTTTATTAGTTAGTCGCGTGCATATCGCACCTGTAGGTTTATTTCTCCTACACCATAAGGCGTTAGTAACCCCTCATCTGTAGTAATAGACTGAACTAGTATTTCAGTCGTCTCCAAGTTATTTTCTTGGTCATAGACTAGTACACGATTTGCATCTATGCACTTTTCTAAATCTTCTAGTAATAGTTCAATCTGGTCTTGCGCGGTGTCTTCGCTTTTAACATAACATTTCACACTAACCATTAAGTAAGCCCAACTAAATCCACTGGGATGGTACTCACGAGTTTCGTTACCTGGGCTTAGGTAAACACAAGGAAAGTCTTCTACTTCGTCCCAAAACTTTAGCTTTGGAAAACTATTATTGGTTAAGTTTGTATGGTATTCTGGTCTACCATCTAATTCTTTGAACTTTTCGGCCATAGCCTTTAATATTTTTGTACGTTTGCTCATACTAATACCGACCTCAATCTATTGGACACACTGCTTTGTGCAATTTCACGAATTGAGCTAGAAATCAACAATTTAGGGTCTCTGCTTTTAGGGGTACCTTGCCTTCCACCTAAACTAAATGTGGCGTAAGGGTATTTCATATAGCTATAAAATACAGAAAGCATTCCTGCCCTGCTTCTAGATACTCTTTCAATTGTTACGCTATCTGCTAATCTACCTGTACGTAAGTTTAGAATATCTCGTCTGTTTCCATCACCC